GGGACACGTAATAGCAGATTGCACAAAATTTTCTTCCCCAACGGTCAAAACTTTGTGCAAAATGTCAATAGACACAAAATATAGTACCCACACCCCTTAGGGTAGGGGAGTATAGCAATTTTTACAATGTAAATAGCAACATATGCAATTTAGTGTATGGTATAATATAGACAATGAAAGAAACAAGAAAGGTGAATTGTTATGACACGTAAAGAACAAAATATTATTTTTGATCGCCTTAATAAGTTACAGTCAACGATAGATTATAATATGAATCTTTATCGTCAAACTGGGGAGGACTTATACAATACTCGTGCCGACATGTATAGGGCTATGCTCTTCGGTGTTCGCGGTGTTGCTATAGAGCTCGGACTTATTGATGACTAAAGAAGGGAGGCTGAACAAATGGAAATGCGTAAATTCATCATTGAGATACACCCCGACGGGTCGCTAACGTGCTGTGAGTATGAGGACCCTAAAGAATCCATTCGGGCCGCAACTGATCGTGCGTGGTTGGCCGGTTATCGGCAAGCACTTAAGCATTGCGACGAGCAGGTTGAGACGCTTAAGGGCTTCAAAGGGACGTGCTTGTCAGCCGATCTCATGTATCAGGGTGCGGATCACGTCCGAGATGGTGTCAGGGCCATGTACTCTTTATATGACAAGAAATGAGTCGAAACGGCCTACGGGCCGTCTACCGGGTAGCCCGTCCGGTACTGATGAGACAGGGCAGAAAGGAATCAATACCATGATGAAACGCAACAACAAAAAGTCCACCGGTAAGTCCCGTAAATCCAACATGAGCTACGTCAAGCTGCCAGAATTTGAAGGCACGGTGCAGATTGAAGATGGTGAAATGTGGCTGAAATCCGGCAAATATGATGCACCGTCTGTGTCCGTCAAGATCGACCCCGATGAGACCGTATCCGATTGGATGCGCAAAATCACCCTGCGCAATGTTGTTCTGACCGTTGAGGAAAACGACAAGGGTTTTCCGGAACTGGTTATTTCCGGCCATAACGACGAAGACGACGAAGACGATGCGGGAGATGAGTGAGGAATTTATTTCTCTGCCCGATGACGATGATTTGCCGTTTTGACGGCGGGCGGCCTATGGCCGCCCTTATTTATTATAGGAGGCCCCATGAAAAGTAAAGATAATAGAGTATCATTGCTCAACTGTGATGACTCTTTGATTTACCTCGCTACGGCCATTGTATATAGCGGAGTCACAACCAATGATGTCAAGTTTTTCCGCTCCGACTGGGCCAAAATTATTTTCAACGGATTGGGCATTGAAGCGGACCCTCTGGACTGGTATCATATGATAATGGATAGAAAGGAGCGCGAGAAGCATGGCAGTAGGCGCAGCTAAAGCAAGTGCAACCCTTAAATACAGTGCCGAGCTATATACCCCCTATGCGTTGGAATCGTGGCCAGATAATCAGATGCGTAAAGAATACACTCGACTGCGCGATATTGCGCAGAAACGTATTAAGCGATTATCAAAAGACCCCATTAGCGGCACAAGCGACGTTTATAAAGAATTTGCCGGAGGTTTCCCGACCCTAAAGGCACTGCAAGGAGACCGCAAAGCATTGGAACAGGCGCTTGCGGATGTAGCGCGTTTTGTGCGTTCTAAAGGTTCCACCGTTGGCGGTGCGCGTGAGGAATTCAAGCAAAAAATGAAAGTTGGCGGCATTGATATTGCCGACGTGCCCGAAGATCAATACACGGCCCTGTTTGAATGGTGGGAAATCGTGAAAGCGTCGGGCGTGTATTACTATCCGTCTGACCAACCGGTCATGTACTGGCGCGAGAAAGGCGGTTACAATGTCAGTATCGACGATTTTGTAAAGTGGCAGCAAGGTGAGGTCAACTATGGTAAAGAATGGGACTACAGCGACGGCAGCAGTTCCGCCGACCTGCGCGGAGGTTTTGGCGGAGGCTTGTAATTATAACCCTGTCCCGTGGCTTATGGAGCATTTAGACCGCAAACACACAAAAGGCAAGAAACGCAAAACAAACAAGAAGCGCTTATATGTTATTATGCCGTGTGCATTTGATATTGAGACTAGCCGAGTATGTGTTGATGCGGACGACAATCCCCATACCATAATGTATATTTGGCAGTGTCAACTCGGTCTGGATATTACCATTATTGGTAGGACATGGGACGAGTGGTTACACTTTACAAGCATAATCAGCGACTATTTGCAAGCCAACAGCGGCCAGCAAGGCAACTGGTATCTGTGTATGTACGTTCACAATTTGGCTCACGAATTCCAATATCTGTCGGGGGTTCTGGATTTTGGGCCGGGTGATGTCTTTGCCAGCAAGCCCCGCAGGGTCTTAAAATGTGACAACCGAGCTATTGAATACCGATGCAGTATGCGTCATAGCAACTTGTCCCTTGATGCTTGGGGCAAGCAGCTGGGAGCCCCTCATGCCAAATTGACCGGTACACTCGATTATTCAAAAGTGCGGTATCCCTGGACTCCCCTGACATCTACAGAATTAGCGTATTGTGTCAATGATGTCCGGTGTATTGTAGAGTGCTTGTTAATTGAGATGAAGCGAGACGGCGACGACCTGTATACGTTACCATTAACTCGTACCGGCTATGTCAGACGGATGGCCCGTGAAGCTATGTACAAATGGGGCATTAAACGGGTTAAGCGTTTATTGCCGACGTGGGAATTGTATCAAATGCTGCGCGAGGCATTCCGAGGCGGTGACACGCACGCCAACCGCTATTATGTGGGTCTGCACCTAGAAAACGTCGGATCTGTGGATATGTCAAGCGCATACCCCGCAGTGCAATGTGAATGTTATTTTCCTATGACTCCATTTAGGCAGGAGCCGGCCACTGTCGAACGGCTGATGCAATGTATGAGGCACGGAAAGGCCTGCTTGATGCGCTTACAAGTAAAAGGTTTGCGCCAGCGGTTTAAGTGGTGGGGGTTCCCCTATATTCCACTCGCAAAAGTGCGGCACTGTGAAGGATACATTAACGACAATGGCCGTCTGTTGTCTGCTAAACATTTCGAGATTACCATAACCGATATAGATTTTAGAATCATTGCAAAAGAATATGACTGGGATGCCCTTAACGTTTTGGATCTGTACACGTCCGATTATGGCAAATTGCCTAAACCGTTGACGGACTGTGTAAAAGAAAGCTATGCCGGCAAAACATCCCTTAAAGGTGTAGCCGGTCAAGATTTGTATTATGTTAAGGCCAAGGGCGATCTGAATAGCTATTATGGTATGACCGCACAAGACCCCCTGCAGCTGGACACACTTTTTGACGAGGACGACCACGACAATCTCTGGAGCGAATGTACCGACGACCCTGAGGGCAGTTATAACGATCACCGCCCTCACTTGTTCCTACCGTACCAATGGGGCGTGTGGACGACTGCCCATACTCGCAAGCGCCTAAAAATAGCGCAATGGGCCGCGGGCAAGAATGGCGTGTACTGCGATACAGACAGTGTGAAATACATGGGCAATATTGATTTGTCGGACTTTAACAAAGCAGTGAAACAACTTGCAAAAGATAACGGTGCTTGTGCCACTGACCCAAAAGGCAACCCCCATTATATGGGCGTATACGAGCAGGAGCGCAGCTATGCGGAGTTTATGACGTGGGGCGCAAAAAAATACGCAACTACCTATAAAAAAGGCGGGCCGATCACTACCACTATAGCAGGAGTCAGCAAGCGAAAAGGCGGTTTAGAGCTGGCCCTGTGGGGTGGTTTTGAGGTATTTAAGCCAGGGTTCACGTTTTGTCTTGCCGCCGGAAATCAGGTTATTTATAATGATCGTCCAAACGTGCCGGATTTTGTGGTAGATGGACATACAGTCCACATCACCCGCAATTTGTGTATTTGTGATAATACCTATACACTCGGTATTACGGACGAGTATGCAAAGATACTCGGGTATAAGATCATGGAGGTTACATAATGAACAACGCGTTGTTTACAAGCAAAACGGGACTGTGGGAAACTCCACAAGAATTTTTCGACAAGCTAAACCGGGAGTTTGATTTCACATTAGACGCTTGTGCGACACCAGAGAATGCCAAGTGTATAAACTTTTATTCTCCAGAGCAAGACGGCCTGAGCATGCCGTGGAATGGGCGCGTTTGGTGCAATCCGCCGTATGGCAGACAGGTTGGCCAGTGGGTCAAAAAAGCGTATATGAGCGCACAGACCGGAGCCCTTGTGGTGATGCTGCTGCCCGCTAGAACCGACACCGCATGGTTTCACGATTATATTTACCGGAGAGCGGAGATCCGTTTTGTTAGAGGGAGACTAAAGTTTGGAGGAAGCAGAAACAGTGCTCCCTTCCCTTCCATGGTATGTGTTTTTAGGGGGGAACAAGATGATTAAACTTTACACCGAAGACGGCTGGCCTAATTTCTCCGAGGATGACGGCATCTTGTCCACCGGAGCACCCATCATTTTTATATGGGGCGGACGTGGTACCGGCAAGACCTATGGAGCGCTAAAGCACGTCCACCAGACCGGGGAGGAATTTCTGTATCTGCGCCGCACACCGCAGCAGGCGGAACTTATATGCGCCTCGCCCAGTATGTGGCCATGGTCTCCGTTGAATGATGATCTACAAACACATTACGCCCCGTTTAAAATACCTAAAATAGCGGGTCTCTATGAAGTGGGCAACGCAGGAGCCTACACGGATACAGGGTCTCCCATAAAACCGGCCCAAATGGCCGGAGTTGTGGGAAGTGTCGTCACCCTTGCCCGGACCCGTGGTTTTTCAAGTCCCCATACCAATATAATCATTTTGGACGAATACCAGAAAGAAGAATCCGACTACTATCGGCGCGGTGAGGGCGTGGGCCTCGCTAATATTTATGAGACAGTCAACCGTAACCGAGAACTGCAAGGGCAAAAGCCCTTGACGCTGTTGTGTATGTCGAACGCGGTGGGCATGGCCAACCCCTATTATATGCAATGGGAGATCACCGATACCGTCGAGAAGATGATCGGCAAAAAAGAGCGCGTTAAGCTGTTGGCCGATAAGGGCGTCTTGCTGGTCGATCTTGTCGATAGTCCCATAGCAAAGGAAAAAGCAAATACGGCCCTCTATAGGTCTATGAGCGGCACAGACTTTTATAGATCAGCCATTGAAAACCAGTATAGCGCGGAAGAAAAGAGTTTGGTAGTGTCCCGGCCCCTGCGAGAATATTATCCGCTTGTACAAATTGGGCGGTGCTGCATCTACGAGCACAAGAGCAAGCCACTATACTATGTATGCCGTCACCGGTCCGGTGAGATGCCTACATACGGCACCGGCGATTATGAGCGGAAACGGTTTAGGGCCGCGTATGGGTACATCTGGCCCGCATACTTGCAGCGGCAACTAGAATTTGAGCGCTATTCGGATGAAATTTTCTTCCGCGAGTACTGCGGTACTTGACTTTTATACACAGTCGGTATATTATAAAGATAATCCCCGGTGCCCACAGGCAGCCCCCAGAAGGGGCGGGCAAGCGTCAGCCAGCGCAAGAACCGGGGATTTACTTGTATCTGCAATGGGAGGTGTACAAAATGGATGCCAATACTGTAATTCAGGCTATTTCTAACGTGGGTTTCCCCATTGCCGCATTCTTGCTAATGTGGTATCAGTGCAACACCGTGGTTAAGGAGAATACTGCGGCTATTACAGAAATGCGGCTCGCTCTGGACGAGATCAAGAAGGAGAGCTAACTTATGGGGTGCTATATCATTTTTGCCCAGTCAATCACAAACGAGCGCGCGTTCCTGCTGGCTGATTTGTGCGCTCGTTTGGATGTCACCTATTATAGCGACTGGGCAAACGTTGCCCACACGCGGCAATGTTGCGCGGTGGGCCCTGTCACCAAAGGAGACAAAGACCAAGTAGTTAAATGCTTGGCACATGACACATATGTTGTGATGGAGGCGACTAAAGTTGAAAATCAGTGAAAAAGCGGCCCTCGCAATGGCCGGATACACCAAAGCAGAGATCGAAGCTATGGAGAAGCCCGCACCGCAGCCCGCACCGCAGCCCGCGCCGCAGTATGACGGCCTCGAAACCCTGTTGCGGGAGATTTTGCAGGGCCAGCAGACCAGCGCCCAGGCAATGCAGACTATGACCCAGACGTTGCAGGCGAACGCGCTGGGCCTTGGCATCCAGCAGCAGCCGGCGGCAGATGCCGCTACGGTGACAGCCCGAATCATCGACCCAACCTATGGAAAGGAAGTGGAATAATATGCCTCTCGGTATGGATTTTGCGGACATTGCCGCAATTTTGACTGAGATCAATAAGATGGCCACCGGACAGGAACCGACGTCCCCCATCGTGGACACGTCTAGCTTTGTGTCTGTTGCGCAGGCCACGTTGCTGACCGGCCCCGACAACTACACTAAAGCGATTAGCCAGGTGTTGGGACGTACCATTTTTGCCGTCCGCCCCTACGATGCCCCGCTGAAACGCTTGCAGGTGACGGGCGACGACTGGTCCAACCATGTGCGGAAGATCAATTTTTGCGACAGCGACCCCGTCACCGATAAGGCGTGGGCACTGACGGAAGGCCAGAGCGTGGATATGTACGAAGTCCATAAGCCTAAAGTCCTTCAAACTAACTACTATGGCCAGACCAACTACAGCCGCGTGTACACGCAGGCTGATACCCAGATGGAAACGGCCTTCAAAGGCCCCGAGGAACTGGCACAGTTCTGGTCCTCGTTCGTGCTGCATCTGTCGAACCAGATCGAGGCGGACCGGCGCAACCTTGCCAACAACCTGATGGCCAATCACCTGACCGGCATGACTGTTACCAGCCCACACAGCGTTGTGTATCTGCTCGATGAGTACAACGCCCAGCAGGGCACTGACCTGACCGTGCAGGACGTATACAAAGAAGCGAACTTCCCGGGATTTGCAAAATACGCATATGGCCGTATCAATGACATTTCCCGCCTTATGAAAGAGCGTACCATCAACTGGCACCAGAACTGGAAGATCAACAACAAGACGTATAACATCATGCGTCACACGCCGTATGACCGGCAGCACCTCTATCTGTACAGCGGCACGCAGAGCCAGATCGACGCCCGCGTGATTCCCGAGGTATTCCATGACAACATGCTGAAATACCGCGACGCCGAGCAGGTTACGTTCTGGCAGAACATCGACGAGCGCGAGACCATTTCCGCAACGCCTGTTGTGACCACTGCCACCGGTGTGGCGTCCAAGAATGCAGCGGTACAGCTGACCAATGTGTTCGGGTGTCTGCTGGACTGGGATGCCATCGGTTACACTCCGAAGCTGTCTCGTGTGGTCCCGACTCCCATGAACGCCCGGGGCCTGTATACGAACTTCTGGTATCATTACGGCTGGTCGTGGTACGATGACTTCACCGAGAACGCCGTTCTGTTCCTGATGACCGCCGGAGACGTCACTGCGCCCAGCACGGGCAAAGCAGCCAGAGCCTCCACCCTTGAAACCACCACGCATAAGGACGCGGACCCATCTAACCAGGACATTGAGCGCAAATATCACGCCAACCCGGCGGCGTTCCATCA